GGGAGAGAAATAGTGCAGTAAGTGCATCTTTTCCTATTGCAGTATTATTTCCACCAGAAACAGAAGCATCTAAAGCACCCTCTCCAAGAACAGTATTACCTGCAACGGAGTTTGCACCTTTACCTATGTTTACTGAGTTTATTGTTCCATCAACAGAAAAAGCTGGCCCACCAGCAAGTGTAAAAAGATTAACAAAACCATTATTACTTGTGTTTCTTAGTTTCATCAAAGAATTTGACGTATCAGCAAAATATTGACTTGCAAAAGTTGTAGCTGGATCAGATGAATTTGAATTATTTGTAGCTATTGCAGATAAAGCATTATTTAAGTCTGTTCTAAAAGCGGCGCCTGAGGCATTATCAAGAGTGTAATCATGTGTGGGCATTTCTTAGTTATACCAATGGATTTGAAGGTTATTTAATTATATTTTTTAAAGCAAATTACAAATAAAAAGTAATAACAATAAAAAATAAACTAATATTTAAATTTATTCTACCCATTTTTTTGATATTTACCAAATCAACAAACTTTTCTTAACCACCTTTACCAAACCCGATTGCCGTATATTTAAAACTTAAATCTTTAAAAGCATTGTTGCTATCTCTTGTCTCTATAACAAATTGTGTGCCTGTAACAGATGTAATTTTAAAATAATCGCCAGATACCGCACCTTCAAGAGTAATTCCTATACTAGGTGCAAAAGCTGTTGTACTGCCTCCTAAAGAACCAGTACCCGCGAAAAATGGATCAGTAAAAGTTACAGTTTTTGCTGAACTATTTGTTGCACAAGCACTGGCAATTGCTGTATTTACTGTTTCTGTTCTTCGTTTTATGCTTGCTTCAAATCCAAGTTCTTCAATTTTAATGTTTTGTGCTGGGTCGTTTGATGTAAGTTCTGCTTTAAATTTAAATCCTCTACCTTTATATTCTCCATTAGCAAAAGTATTAAATTGAGTAAAGTTTGCTCCATAAGTACAAGATGTTCCACTTGAAATTGTTGCACTTGTAGTTGCAGTAACAGTAAATGTGCTTGTAGAGGGAACAGTTTGAATTTCATAATTACCATCTGTTGCGCTACCAGCCGTAAAATCTATAACAACAAAATCGCCTACAGAATAGCCATGCGAAGATTTAGTTATGGTAATAGTTGTCCCGCTTTGTCCATAAGTAGCCGAAACTGAAGTTGCTGGATCTATATCTGTTGTTGCTACTAATAATTTACTATTCACATCATCTGCTTTGGTTCCATCAAAATCTGTCCAAGTGTTGATATTTGCAGTTCTTGAATCAATAAGATCATTTGGTAAAATACCAAAAGTTAAAAATCTCCTTTTTAAAGTCAAATTAAATATTGCTCCTAAATCAACTTTATTTTGAAATTCATAAGAACCACTTGAATTGATAGGCCCTGCAAAATCAATATTTGATAAATCATCAATATTTTGTGTTACATCATCAATTAATAATGTTCCATCAAGTAACAAGCCATCTAAATCAGAATCAAAAAATGTGTTTACTTTATTTCCTTGAAATGGTGGAGAATCTGTATCCTCTCTTTCAGTTAAAATTACTTGATTAGGCTGCGGGTCTGGCTGTGTAACAATTACTCTTGCAGCGTTTTCAGATTTACGGCCCCCATCATCAATAAATTTAATACTGTAAGTTCCTGTCAAAGCTGGAACTAATGTCTCTGTTACACTTCCAGAAAGTTTTTCTATGATCTCTGTCGAATTTTGAAATGTAGCTGTTGTTTTGTCAACAGAAGGAGTATGCCTTACTGATATTGTGCCACCATGCAAAACGTCAACAGAGGTAGAGGGGTTAAAACGTAGTCGTACAAACTGATCTGAGACAGGTTCTAAAGTCAAACCGCTAGGATCTTCGGGTAAAGCTGTCTTACCTACAGCAGTGAAAGTAAATGTTGAAGTATCTGAACTTAATACTCCTAATGTGTTGTAAGATTTTACTGCAAATTTATATGTTCCTAGTCTTGATTCAAATAATTCAAAAGACGGTCTAGCAACTCTTACTTTTTCGGGATTATCATTTTCATATTGAAACTCTAATAAATATTCTTTTACACCTTGAATTGATTCCCAAGATAAAAATATTTTAGATACTGCACGATTATTTAAAACAACAATTTGTTCTGTTGCTGTTAAATTACTTGGTGAGGGTTTTTCATCTAGTAAAGTTGTAATAACTTTTGGATTAAATGCAACTGTTGTATCCTCTACCTGTGCATATTTATTTGTGTCATGAATAACAGCAGTAATTGTATATTCAGAGTCATTTTTTTCTTCTATGGTTACAACTTTAAAAATTTGGAACTCAGTAGTTGTATTTTCTATTGCCCAAACACTGTTTGCTTGTGGAGTTGATGAAAAAGCAGAGGAAACTGTGATTGTTGTCCCAGATATAGAACTTATCGACCTACTTTCAGTTGATCCATCCGATAATACAACAGAAAGTGTTGCTGAATCTGAACTTGTCAAATCAGTATTATTTGCATCATCTACAACTATTTGTGTAGTTGAAACACCTGTTTTAATCCTTCCACCCCTGCGAACCCCTGCCCTCATAAAATCTGCGATTGCAATAATTGTTGAAGGTCTAACAATTACCCCAGCTTCAAGTGTGGTTGTAAAAGTAACAACTTCTGATTCAAGCAAATTTGTATATAAAAACCACCTTCCAAGACGATTTGCCTGACCGATAGAAGTACAAGCAAAAGCTTTTAAAGTTTTTCTAGTCTTTCCAAATTTTGTTATTGCATCTAATCCGCCAGAACTTGAATTAAGTGCATCTATTTGTTCAGCTGTAACCAGTTCAAACTCCATTGACTGCGTTTGATTATCAAAATATTGAACCTCTACCTCTGTATATTTAAGTCTTGCTGCCTGATTTTGGTATGTAAATCCTTCTTCTGTTACGTTTGAATTATTAAAAATGTATTGAGCATCAGAGGTATTTGTAGATGTATTTGTGGGCCGATCTTGTGATATTTGCAGAGTGCCATTGCTATAAAAAGGCATTGCGTTCATAACAGCACAAAGATCATTTATAAGGGTATAAGCGTCATTTTTTTGATTTAAAATTATATTTGTTGAAAAGCGTGGCTCCGTTGTTCCTGTAATAGGATCAGTTATCAAAGCACTGGCATAAGCACTTGCAGAATAAAAACTAAAAACGTCTAGATTTTCTTCCTGTACAATTCCATCATCACCTCCAAAACCTTTATCAGTTGTCAAAATGTCATAAAGAACCCATGCCGGATCAGAACACCACTCTTTATTTGTTTTGAATGTACCATTGAATGTATATCCATCTGGATAAATTACCCTGCCATTAGTGCTATCTATTGTTGTATCATGTGGAACCTTTATTTTTGTTCCCTTAACCCTGTACATACGTCTTGGATAGCTTTGAAATTCTTGTGCATTAAACCTTAATGCAACATAAGCAAAACCTTGATATGCACTTGTATCAGTATTTATTTCTGTATAACTTAACCAATTTGTAGAATTTTGTAATTTTGAGTCTGTTCCATCATCTGTATTTCTAAAAACACTCAATGTCAATGGAAAACTCATTGTCTTTTCAAAAACAATCTCATAATCTTTTACATAAGGACTTGTTGCTTTACCATTAGTAATATCTAAAATTACTGGATTATTAACAGTCCCATCGTTTTCTGTAATTCTTACAGAAACTTTTACCTCTGCCCCAATAATATCTCCATCATCTTTAAATTCTTGTAGTGCTGGTATTTGAATTGTTACTCTAATCTTATCTACATCAGTATTTGATATGGTGCGAGATAAACCTTGACTTGTTTTAACGCTGCAATCACCTTGAAAAGCTTCTTCTTGAAAAGTTGTATTTATAACAAAGGAAGAAGATGTCGGTATAGATAAGATATTTTGTGTTTGTGGCTTCTCTGTAAGACTCTCAGCAATTGCTGTGGTATTTTGCCAGTGTATAACTTCGCCAACAGAATAATTATGTGCGCTTCCTGTCAAACCGACAAGCATTTGATTTCCTCCTAAATTAACAGTCACACCATCAATAGTTGCTGTTTGTCCACTAGCACCAGCAAGTGTATATGTACCTGTTCTTTCTGTAGCAAAAGGTGAATTTGTAAGAGCAACTCCAACAGGTATTGTATTTTCTATTGCGTTTATTTCTTGTAATGCTGTTTGATTACTTGCACCATTTTTAAAAAATACCTCTACATCTGTAAAATTTTCATTTCCAATTGAATTTTGTAATGGCGTATTATCTAAAAAAACATTTTTTCTGAAAGTATTAGTTCCAGCCCCACCTTCATCAAATATCCCATCAATTTCTCCGTAGCCCAACAGATCCAACACTGTTGCAAATTGTTTTGATCTAAGGCCGCCATCTATTAAATCAGGATCAACAACCTTACCATCTGGATCTTTACCGAATAACTGATCGTCAACTAATTTAGGCATTAACTTATACTCTTTTTGATTTGGGCAGTGTCAGTGCCAGAACTGATCAAAATTGAGCCACTGAACACAAGTCCATATAAAATTGGTACTGGAACACCACTAGAACTGACGTTTTGAATGCCGCTAAAAGAATATGATCCCCGCATTCTTGGGTCAGTTTCACTTACTGACGAAATATTTTGTGGTGTATTTTGTGGTGCAATTAAATCTGTAACACCACCAATAATCATTGAAGTTCCAATTGTTGTTAGTGCTGTAGTAATAGCAGTAGTTACTAAAGCAGAACCTACGATACCACCAACAAAAGCACCTACAGTAGAAGCAGCAGCAACAGCACCTCCACCAATCAAAATTGGAACTAAAAAAGCTGATCCTGTGGCAATTGGTATTATTTGTATATCACCTTCACCAGACATTGATAAATAATCTTCAGTAATTACATTTCCACCCATTTTAATTTTATAAATTTGGTCATTCATATGTTTTTGCAAGCCTTCAAAATTTGCCATAAGAAAACTCATAGCCTGTTGTGGTGATCTAACAGCAGCTTCAAAATATGATTTACCTAGAAACTGTCTTAATTTTCCATAAACTTTTATTTTTTTAAGCTGCATATCTATAAACTCCTCTAAGTGCTTGTTGGTATCTTAGGTCAAAAGGTTCTCTGCAACTCAAAGCTTTTATATTATGATTTAATATCATGTTATCACCAATATAAATAGCTACATGATCTAAATTACCAGTAACTGATTGAAAAAGTAATACATCAGCAATTTGTATATCGTCAGTTGATTTTTGTTTTATAAAATTTAATTTAGGTAAAGCATCTTCAAATTCTGGATTTTTGATAAAATCTTTTACTTTTTTTGGCCTTGTCCAATATGGAATCTCAATGTTTTTACTTTCCTTAAACCAATCCGTTATTATTGACCAGCAATCATATTTTCCCCAGATAAACCTTCGCCCAATAAGTGAAGGTGCTTTCCAACCACTAGGCTTTATACATTCCCATTGTTCATGTTCAATACTGTAAATATAGTATGGGAATCCAAGATGTTCACAGGCTGCTTTGTCATTATCAGAGGGTAAAGCTGGTCCCAAAGGATGACTATGTATTACACCAATAACTTCTCCTGTATCTTCACATTCAGCCCAATCATCAGGATCAAGGACAAAAAATTCAAACTTTCCTTCTGCTAAATTTTTACAAGGCCAAAAAGTTTTTTTCCCTTTAATAATTGCCAGTAAACCACAAGCCTCTTGAGGTGCTTGTTTTTTTGCATATTTTTCAAAGGATTTTTTCCAAGACATTTTAAGCATTTACAAAAGTACCAACACCGGGAAAATCAGCTCGTGTGACGAGTTTTTTTGGCGCACCAATACCAAACAAATCAAAAGACCCTACCATTTCAAACTGAACAACATTTCTATTTTCGATTGTTTTTCTTTCGATAAAATACACTTCTCTTGGTAACTCACTCGAAGGGTCTGGTGTTCCATACGGATTTACGCTACTTGGAAAATTTGTTGCATCAAGAAACCTACTAAGAGTACGTCTGCGGGTCACCTTCGCACCTGCAAGATCAGAAAAAGCTGTTGTTTGATTTGTAAGTTGTAATATTGCAGTTATAGTTCCAAGTAAATTAGAAAAAGTCAGTGTCGGTCTTGGCAGTTTTCCTTTGCCTGTATATTTAAATCCCTCTGCCTTTACAGGTATTCTTGTATATGTATTTGATTGCCATACAATATCAAGGCTGTCTTTCATATTATTGCCAGCATGAAATAAGT